AGTGGCTGAACTCTGTATGGAAAAAGGATGGAGATTTACCCCAAGACTCCATATCAGCTTATTCGGAAATGCGTGGGGGACTTGAGAATGCGTTTGATCCAGACGAATTTGAAAAAGATCAACAAAAAAGAAAAACACCGGTCGACAGCGATTTTGTCGAACGTGTAAGGAGACACATGTAATGGGATGGTGGAAAAAACTAATAAGAGATGCAGGTATAATAAGTAAAATTGATGAACCTGTAAACGAAGAAAAAGAACTTACTCCTGAAGATGTAAGACGTGCGGCACTTAAAGAAGAAAAAGAAGCTGCTACTAAAGCAGGTGAACCTTGGGTTGCTGTACTAGATACACAAGTAAACAAAGATAATATACGTAATGGATTCTTTGAACTTGATTGGAACAATGAGTTTATTGAGCAACTTTTAGATGCAGGATACAAAGGCGAAACGAACGAACAAATTGTTGATGCATGGTTTAGAACTATTGTTACACAAATGCTCGAAGAAGAAGGTCAAAGTACTGATAGAGAAATGGGATACGTAAATGTAGTACCTATTGACAAAAACAAATCAGAGGTATCCTAATGTATAGGCCTTTACCCGCAGGATTAACTATAGGTCAATCTAAAATTGATGGGTTAGGGCTATTAGCTACTGATCCTATTCCAGCAAATACTGTTTTAGGAATAGCACATATTGCAAATTCTAATTTTCCACATGGACATATAAGAACAGCATTAGGTGCCTTTTACAATCATAGCGATACACCAAATTGTAAAACTCAAAACGGTTGGTGGCAACATATGCCTGTCAAATATCTAGTTACTACAACAGATATAAGTGCAGGAGATGAACTAACAGCAAAATACACATTATATTCGGAGTTTGACGAATGATACTAAAGAAACTATTTGGTTATATTCCTGTATTTACACTTGACAAGAGTCAGCATAGACAGTATACTTGTTTATATGATGACTTATGTATGTGAGGACAAATGAGTACCTATATTTTAGTAGACACAGCAAATACTTTCTTTAGAGCTCGACACGTAGTACGTGGCGACTTAGACACTAAAGTAGGTATGGCTCTACACATTACACTTAATAGTGTTAAGAAAGCATGGACTGACTTTAATGCAGATCATGTTGTGTTTTGTTTAGAAGGACGTAGTTGGCGTAAAGACTACTACGAGCCTTACAAGCGTAATAGGCAAGAAACACGTGATGCATTAACTCCTGCACAGCAAGAAGAAGACACTGTGTTTTGGGAAATCTTTGACGAGTTTAAAGACTTTATTGGTACAAAAACAAATTGTACAATGATGCAACATCCGCAACTCGAAGCAGATGATTTGATTGCAGGTTGGGTGCAAAATCATCCTAACGACAATCATGTTATTATTAGTACCGATGGTGACTTTGCACAACTAATTGCACCTAATGTACGTCAGTACAACGGCGTTAGTAATACTACAATTACAACAGAAGGATACTTTGACGACAAAGGCAAGCCTGTTTTAGACAAGAAAACTAAAGAGCCTAAACCCGCTCCAAATCCTGCGTTTATGTTGTTTGAAAAATGTATGCGTGGTGATAAAAGTGATAACGTGTTTAGTGCATATCCTGGTGTAAGAGTAAAAGGTACAAAAAACAAAGTAGGCTTAACAGAAGCATTTGAAGACAAAGACACAAAAGGTTATAACTGGAACAATATGATGCTACAGCGTTGGGTAGATCACAACGGTGACGAGCATCGTGTACTAGACGATTACAATCGTAATGTAACACTATGTGATTTGACTGCACAACCTGCAGAAATTAGAGAGATAATTAACAATACTATTGCAGAAGTAGAGCCTAAAGACATATCACAAGTTGGTATGCGTCTTATGAAGTTCTGTGCTAAATGGGATATGCAACGTATCGCGGATCAGGCAGCATCTTATGCAGTAGCACTACAAGCGAGGTACCCAAAGTGACTGTAAGAGCAAAAACAATACTAAAAGATAAGTTTTGGATTGTGGAAGATTCAGGACAACGAGTAGGCACTATTAGTGTATCTGATGATAGATTTGTACTATCAACTAATGGTATTGCCCAGTTTTTTGACAATAAAAAACAAATTGAAAAGACTTTAGGAAAAACTATTTTTGAAAGAGACCCTAAGGTCAAAGTTCAAACTGAAGAAACTAAAGAAATTTACGGGTATCCAACTGCTACAATTCCTTATAATGTAATGTATGATGTTAAACGTAAACTTCCACTGTTTACTAAAAGTCGAAAATCTAAAAGTTTGTATTGTGCAGGATATTATGTAATTAAATTTGACAAGGGTTGGGTTAAAAGTTTTTGTCCTAAGTTAGTTACTCTTGAAAAATATGAACATGTAGGTCCAATGAAAACTGAAATAGAAATGCGTACGGAATTATCAAATGCCAACAAACGATCCAATTAATACTGCACCAATAGAAAAATTTATTCAATCCGTAAAAGTTGCAGATAACAGTCGTGCAAAGGAAATAAAAATAGATATTGATACTGCAAAAAATTTATCATATGCATTAGGTATTGTTATGGCTAGAATGAACGGAGATTTAGAAAAATTCGTTGCAGAGTACAGTAAAAAATCAGATGACGAAGTTATTAATGTTACACTAGATGGCGGCACTGGCTGGAAGTAATACACGTAGTTAACCTTTAAAAGAGATAAATATATACGTAGTTAATTAAGGAATTACGTATATGAGTAGACCAAAACCAAATGTATTACTTGAATACATTAATAAAAAAAATTATAGATCTGAACAAGTTTTAGATGCAGAAGCTATTTGGGCTGTATTTTATAAAGATAAGCCTTTTAATCTAAAAAGTTCTAATGCACTTACAAATTACCCTGGACCTAAATATAAGAAAACCAGTTTTTCTAATCCAGGACACGCTTTTAATCTAGCCAAAAAACTAAACGAATTATTCAATTGTCAAGACTTTTGTGTTGTAAAACTCACGGCAGGCGAAGTAGTTGAAGAATGAACTGGAAAGAAACTTATACAAAAATCTTTCTAACACAGCTAGGAAAAACACCCTCAGAGCTAGCAGTAAAAGAACATATGCCTTTGTGGTGGAAAAATAGTAGAACTAAAGCAGAAGGCGGTTTGAGACTTACCGAAGAAGGTTTTGATGTATTGTCTCAGCTTGATATAGAAGTATACGATATTCCTTATCCTAAAGATATGCCAATGACTACCCAGGTCATAATATTCTTAGACCAATTTATAGATTGTCCGTATTATTTGACCAATAGAAGTATGCTTGTAACTAACGAAAAGAAGGCAGTCGAACTTACACTTTTCAGCGGAGATCTCCGCAAATATGGCCTAACAAAAGCAATGTCTAGGCAAAAAAAATCCGAAAATAATGGTTGACAAATAACGTGCAGAGTGTATACTATGTATATAGTTAGACATAAACAAGAGGGTTTATAAAAAATGGAAAACGTAGCAACTCGCACAGTAACTCCTAACAGTGCAAAATCTAGTATTAGTGTAGCAATTCGCAAAAAGCGTCCAATCTTCCTTTGGGGTCCTCCAGGTATTGGTAAGTCGGATATTGTTGCTCAGATTACAGATAATCTGCCTAACTCACATCTAATTGACATTCGCTTGTCGCTTTGGGAACCTACAGACATTAAAGGTATTCCATACTTTGACAGCAACTCCGGTACTATGGTATGGGGTGCTCCAAGCGAACTTCCTTCAGAAGAGTTTGCGGCACAGTACGACAACATTGTATTGTTCTTAGACGAAATGAACTCTGCGGCTCCTGCTGTACAGGCAGCGGCTTATCAGCTGATTCTTAATCGTCGTGTAGGACAGTACAAATTGCCAGACAACGTGATGATTGTTGCGGCTGGTAACCGTGAAGCTGACAAAGGTGTTACGTATCGTATGCCTGCTCCGTTGGCTAACCGTTTTGTTCACTTAGAACTAGCTGTTTCGTTTGATGACTGGTTTGAGTGGGCAGTTAACAATAATATCCACAAAGATGTTGTTGGTTATTTGACTTTTGCAAAGAAAGATTTGTATGACTTTGATCCTAAGAGTCCAAGTCGTTCGTTTGCAACACCTCGTTCTTGGTCGTTTGTATCAGAACTGCTAGAAGACTCAATAGATGAAAATACTACTACTGATCTTGTAAGCGGCACAGTAGGCGAAGGTCTAGCTGTTAAGTTTATGGCGCACCGTAAAGTAGCGGCGCAAATGCCTAATCCTACAGATATCTTAGAAGGTAAAGTAAAAGAACTTAAGAATGCAGAAATTAGTGCTATGTATTCTTTAACTGTAAGTCTGTGCTATGAATTGCAAGAGGCAGAAGCCAAAGGTGATAAGAAGTTTGATAATAAAGTAAACAACTTCCTACGTTTTGCAATGGATAATTTTGAAACTGAGCTAGTTGTAATGGGCATTAAACTTGCTATTACACAGTATGGCTTGCCAATTGACCCAGACGAAATTGAATGTTTTGAAGAGTTCCATGATCGTTACGGAAAATATATTAAGGCTGCACAAAACTAACTTGACTTTTGTATAATGTGTGTTATAATATATGAGTAAGTTAGAAAAAGCAGAGGGTTAAAATGAGTACTAAAGAAGCAGCAAGCAAACTAAAAAACTGGCAACCTGATCCAAATATCACGCCAGAGCAACTTGAAGAAATGCGTGTAGAAGTTTACGATCGCATTATTGTTGCACGAGTAGGTTTACTACTACGTCATCCGTTCTTTGGTAATATGGCTACTCGTTTGCGTATTTTAGCTGCCGATGAGTGGCTTCCTACTGCCGCTGTTGATGGCCGAAACTTGTATTATAACACACAATTCTTTAATGCAATGAACAATAAAGAAATTGAATTTGTTGTTGCACACGAAATTCTGCA